CTGAAGGCCAGCGCGTTGATGCGTCTGGCCTGCAACGCTTTGCCAATGGCGGCGACGCCTCCCCCATGAGCAACGCAGAACTGCTTGCACAGATGGACCGTATCGGCGCTACGCCTAACGCTAAAACGCCTGATCCAGCGCCTACTAGGGAACAGACTGAAAGCCGAAACATGCTTGACAGGTTGGCCGCTGCATCAGCGGTAGATCAGGAAGTGTATAAGACAACAGGTATGGAGCCGGGTCTTGATCGTGCAGCGATGTTGCCGTTTGCTGGAACTAGGGAACAGGGCAATCTACAGTTCGCCGCGCCACAGATGTTGTATGACCTTGCTAAGGCGGCGGTTGCTCCGGGAGTAGCGGCCAGCGGTCGTCAAGTATCAAACGAAGACGTATTGAACCTTGCATTGAACCTTACCGGCGGTTCGCTTGGTGCCAGTCAGATAGCAGGCCCAGCCGCCGAAGCGGGTACACAAATGCTCGGCATGGCCGTGAAGCCGAGAGGCGGTGTCTTTCGCCCGACTATTGCGGAGGGCACGGTGCTGGCACCTAGCGGGATTGACAACTTGGTAGACGGCTACAGACAAGAACTTCTTAGGGAGGGGACTGTTCCAACAGAGCAAATTGATGACATTGTGGCCAAGGCACGTCGTTATTTTACCACGGCGTATGGGACGGCAAAAGATCCGCTTCGTTTGGCTATTTTAGAGGGCACACTTAATCCCACCGTTCGCGCCTCTGGCTTTTACGGGGGCAGGCCCCGCTTTAGGGACTATCTATTGGAGGCGGCACGTCGGGACTATACGACCGAACAGGGCTTGGCCGCGCAGGTAGAGGCAGGCACACTGGCCGCTGAAGCCCCGCTAAGAACATCACAGTCGCTAGAAGATTTTGAGAGGCTGTATGATGAGGGAACGGGTTTATGGGGAACCGTTTACCGAGAAAAAGGCGACATTACCCCCGACAGCTTCGACGTACTGTCTGCTGTTAGGGAAGGACTCATGAAAGAGGGGGTCCCCGAGGAGCGTGTTAACCCTAACATTAACTCACGTGCCCCAACGGGCGGGCTACGTGATGCCGTTGATTACCCGGGTCTCTTTGGGGGAGACGCTCCTTTTTACAGGACGCTAATTGCGGGCACTGACCCGACCTTGAAGATGGCAATGGAAAAGGGGGATCCCGTCTACGACATAGTCAGCACGGAACTAGACTTCTTAAGCCCCTCTAACATAGCCACGGGTATCGGAGGTCTTCCGCTAACAAGTCTTTCTGGAATGACCTTTCCACAAATGGCCGTAAAGGGGGCGAAGATTGCCGCTCTGCGTGGAGATTTTAATGCGGTTGTGGATAGGGCAACAGCAGGGAAACCTATCCCCAAGACTTTCCTACTAGAGAAAGGCGTTAAAAAGATAACGGATGCAGGGGATTCCACATGGTTCCGCATCACTGACTCCATGTACACCGAGTTGGAGGGAGCAATGATGGGGCACTCTGTCGGGGGATACAGTAGAACTGACCCTTATGGTCTTGGCAAAAAAGAGGGGGGCGGTAAAGCTGCTTTTAACAGTGGACTGGCGCAGGTGTACTCCTTACGCAACAGCCGGACGGGTAAGCCCTCTATAACGGTTGAGATGACCGGCATCGGCGATAGGCCATTACGCATTACCGAGATATACGGGTACAAAAACGGAGTGCCCAGTCAAGATGAATGGGATAGTGTGTTCAAGTTAGCAAAGGAACAGCGAGTAGACCCGTCAGACATGTTGGAAAATAGAGGTTACGGCAGGGACAGCAACGGAGAAGAGCTGCCGAAGCGTTTCCCCGTCCCATGGCGGCAGTTGTATACTGACTACCTACGCGCTGCGGACGAGGCTCCCACCAAAAAAGCCAAAGGTGGAAGCGTAGAACGTGTGTACAATGACCGCAAATACATATAAGGGATGTAGAAATGCCCGTAGATAAAGTATCGAACCTGATGCCCGCCTCCGACATGCTGGACATGTTGGGGGATTCGCCTGACATCGAGATCATCCTTGAGGATGACGGCAGCGCCATCATCGAGTTGGATGAGGAGGACGATAACGAGATTGGGTTCTACGGCAACCTTGCCGAGGTTATTGACCGTGATGATTTGGGTCGCATATCCATTGACCTGATGGCGCTGTTCGAGGCGGACAAGTCGAGCCGTTCGGACTGGGAGCAGATGTACTCGAAAGGCCTTGAGCTGCTGGGCCTGAAGATCGAAGAGCGCACCAAGCCCTTCCGTGGCGCAGCGGGTGCCGTGCATCCGATGCTGACAGAGGCAATTGTGCAGTTCCAAGCGCAGGCGTTTAAGGAGCTGATGCCTGCCGGTGGCCCGGTTCGTACCCAGACCGTGGGCAAAGAGACGTTGGACAAGGTCCAGCAGGCCTCGCGGGTACAAGATTTCATGAATTATCAGATCACCTCGGTGATGAAAGAGTACACACCGGAGTTTGATCAGCTTCTTTTCTATACCGGCTACGGCGGATCGACCTTCAAGAAGGTTTATTACGACGAGCAGATAGGGCGCATGGTCAGCAGGCTTGTGCTGCCTGACGACATGTACATCCCCTACAACGGCTCAAGCGTTATTTCGGAGTGTCCGCGCCTCACGCACCGCATTTCCATGGACTCGAACGAGTTCAGAAAGCGCGTTTATGCCGGTGAGTACCTTGACGTTGCCGTTACCCCTGAGTCAACCCCCGCTGACGCAAGTCAGATTCGGTATTCCATCGATAAAGCCACAGGCGTAGTGCAGACGGGCGCTCCTGAAGAGATATTCCTGTTGGAATTTCAGGTGGCGTTGGACATTCCCGGCTTTGAAGACATGGGCGAGGACGGTGAACCCACGGGTATTCGCCTTCCTTACGTAGTCACGCTGGACGAAACCAGTGCGCGGGTCGTAGGGGTGCGCAGGAACTGGGTAGAAGACGACGAATTGAAGTGCAGGCGCGAATATTTCGTGCATTACGTGTTGGTAGAAGGGCTTGGCGCGTATGGCTTGGGCTTTGTTCACCTGATTGGCGGACTTTCCAAGACCGCAACGAGCGCATTACGTCAATTACTGGACGCAGGCACCCTGTCTAACCTCCCCGCAGGCTTTAAGGCTAAGGGCGCGAGGATCGCGGACGACGACAGTCCGATCCAACCGGGCGAATGGCGTGACATTGACGCAGGTGGGGCTGAACTTGCCGCTTCGCTGATGCCATTACCCTACAAAGAGCCTTCCCAGACGCTGTTCCAGCTCCTCGGCTTTACGGTTGAGGCGGGTAAACGCCTTGCCAGCACGGCAGACATGCAGGTTGGGGACGGAAATCAGCAGGCGGCGGTCGGAACAACCATTGCGTTGCTAGAACGTGGCTCGATGGTCATGTCGGCTATCCATAAGCGCCTGTATTACGCGCAGACACAAGAGTTTGAGATGCTGGCCAAAGGCTTTGGCACGTATCTGCCTGACGAGTACCCCTATGACGTGCCGGGTGCCAGCCGCAGAATCAAAAAATCCGACTTCGACAACATGGTTGCGGTACTGCCGGTGGCAGATCCCAACATTTTCTCTGCCGCGCAGCGTATTACGTTGGCACAGACCCAGTTGCAGCTCGCGCAGAGTGCGCCCCAGATGCACAACATGTACGAGGCCTACTATCGTGTGTATGCCGCACTGAATGTGCGCGACATTGACGGTATTCTACGCATTCAAAGCAACCAGATGCCCAAGGATCCGGCCTCGGAGAATGCCGATGTGCTGGGGGGCATGGAGTTGAAGGCTTTTGCGGGTCAGCAGCACGATGCGCACATCGCGTCGCACCTGATGATGGGGCTATCCCCGTTAATGCAGGCAAATGCGCTGGGTGGGGTTGAATTGTACAAACATATCATGCAGCACATCCGTTTGAAGGCGGAAGAAGACACCGAAGCGGAACTCTTTGAGCAATACGGCGCAGATCCTGACGGTATGGTGTCGGATATCCAACGTGAGGGTATGATATCGTTGAAAATAGCGGAAGGGATGCAGCAGATGCGTGCTATGCAGGATCAGTTGGCAAATCCCGGCGGTGGCGGGCAGGATCCTATCGTTGCGCTCAAGGCGCAGGAGCTACAGCAACGGGCAGCGAACGATCAGGCTAATATCCAGCTAAAACAGCAAGGATTACAAATCGATCAGTCAAAAGTGATGCAAAGCGCCCAAGCAAACAAGGAAAGGATCCAATCTCAGCAGAACATTGCACAAATGCGTACCGGCGTAGCCTTAAAGCGCATAAATCAGCCACGTAAGGGGGCTTAGGATGCCAATTAAGAAGGGTTCCAGTAAGAAAACCGTCTCAAACAACATAAAAGAGATGTTTTCTGCCTATAAAACCAGCGGAAAAATAGGCTCTAGCAAGCCCTCTAGCAACGAAAAAGCGCAAAAACAAGCGGTCGCAATTGCCCTTTCCAGTGCGGGGAAATCACGTAGAACGCCCAGTTTACCAAAGGGACGGCAGGGCGCAGTGCGTACTGTCAAAAAGCGTGACGGAAATACACCAGTAAAGCTATACTAAATTTGTTTTAGCCTCCAGACAGTGGCCTAACTGTCTGCTATTTCATGGAAATTACCATGCTTGAATTTGCAGAAAAAGTACTGCGAGAGCTTAGGAAATTACAACAGGACTCAGAAGCGATTGTGCTGAATGGCACCATTGCTGACATGGAGCGTTACCGCTTCATGATGGGTCGTCTGGAAGGCATAAGATTGGTAGAAGCACTTATACAGCATGAGCTGGGTAAGAGGACTACAGACAATTTTTAACCACCAGAGGACGTGTAATGGAACAACCTAAGTTGACCGCACTTGAAGAAAAGCGCAGGGATAAAATAGCAAATACCCCTCCCACGCTCGACGATGCTTACGACGAAGACGGAAACGTGGACATTACTAATATCCACGCAGACGTACTTGATAGAGTCCCCAGCCCTACTGGCTGGCGCATCGCCATTCTCCCCTACCGAGGCGCTAAAACCTCTAAAGGTGGCATCCTACTAGCCGAGGAAACTCAGAAACGCGCTCAACTGGCCACGAACTGTGGCTATGTGCTGCGTGTGGGCGATCTAGCTTACTCCGATGAGACCAAGTTCCCAGCAGGACCTTGGTGCAAGGTGGGCGATTGGATCATCTTTGGAAGGTACGCAGGTTCCCGTATTCAGATTGATGGGGGCGAAATCCGGTTGTTAAACGATGACGAAGTCTTGGGGCTGATCAATGACCCTAAAGACGTTCTGCACATGTGAGGGAGGAACGTATGGGCACCGAACAATTAGACTTTAAGATTGGTGAAGATGAAGAACCCGCAGAGGTTGAGATGAATGAGGATGGCACTAATGCCGTCGTCACGTCCAAGGAAGAGGCACCCATGGTGGAAACCACCGCGAGTACCGGACCTAAAAAAGACGAGCTGGATCAGTACGGCGACAAGGTACAGAAGCGCATTGATAAGCTGACGGGCCGTCTGCGTGAGACCCAGCGCCGAGAAGAAGCGGCTATTGAGTATGCCCGTAACTTACAGCAACGGACGGATGAGCTAGAACAGCGATTCCAGCGCACGGATGCCGACCGGCTGATTGAGGCCAAGGGCCGCATCGATACGCAGATGATTACGCTCAAGCAAATCATCAAGAAGGCGCGGGAAGAGTACGACATTGACACTGAGACTGAGGCGCAGCAGCGGCTTACCTCCATGATGCTGGATCAGCAGCGCGTGAACGATGCCACGGAGTACCGCCAGCAAGCACTGTCTCGGCAACAGCAAGCTCCGCAGCAGGCACAGCAAAAGCAGTACGTTGCGCCCAAGGCCCCGATAGATCCGCAGGCTGAAGAGTGGGCAGAGCGTAATCCATGGTTTGGCACCAATACGGTAATGACAGGGGCGGTGCGAGGAATACACCTTGACTTAGTCCAAAAAGAAGGGTTTGACCCTCAGTCAGAAGAGTACTATGATGAAATTGATCGTAGGATGCGCAGTATCTTTCCAAAAGAGCTGAAGCCGACTACGCAACAAGACAACAGAAACGCCCGTCCCGTGCAGACGGTCGCCCCTGCAACCCGCTCGTCGGGAGTAAACAATTCTGCACGCCGAACGGTTCGGCTAAGTCCGAGCCAAGTTGCAATTGCAAAAAGACTGGGTGTTCCTCTTGAGGAATATGCCAAATACGTAAAGGAGTAACCACATGACTAACGCACCTGTAATACCAAAACTTAATCGTAGCCCCCGCACGGAAGAAACCCGTGAGGTAACTGCGCGGCGTAAAGCATGGGCACCCCCTTCACGTTTGGATGCTCCCCCTGCTCCTGATGGGTTCAGACATCGTTGGATAAGGGCCGAATCCGGTGGAATGGATGATCGCATGAACGTGGCACAAAAACTCCGCGAGGGGTATGAGCTTGTTCGTGGTGACGAGTATCCAGACTTCCAAGGCCAAACCCCACTAGATGGCAAGAACGCTGGCGTTATCAGCGTAGGTAGCCTTCTACTTGCAAGAATCCCTGAAGAAACGGCAGAGGAGCGTCGGCAGTATTACAAAGACCGCACCCACGACCAAATAAAGGCAGTCGATAATGACCTGTTGAAGACGAATGCACACTCGTCAATGAAGATCAACCGGCCAGAAAGACAGTCGCGTGTAAGCATTGGTGGGCAAGACTCCTCCAAATAACTCACTTAAAGGATACATATTATGGCCAACGTAAATAATCCCTACGGCCTACGGGCCTTGGGAAACCTGTCCGCCACTGGCGCACAGAAGCAGTACGCTTACACCATTAACGACAACCAAGCTGGCGCAATTTTCCAAGGTGACTTGGTAACTGTTGTCTCCGGTTATCTTGTTAAATTTGCACCGGGGACACACGTCTCAGCAGTTGGCGTGTTTAACGGTTGCTTCTATAACGACCCGACTACTCAGAAGCCTACTTGGAAGAACTACTATCCGGGCAGCATCAACATCACAACAGGTACTATTAGTGCCTCTGTGATTGATGACCCGAACCAGTTGTTTACCATTCAAGTGAACGGCACCATGACTCAGGCGGCGATAGGCAATAACGCAGATGTTACGGGTTCTACTACGGGCAGTACTGTTACAGGTGTCTCTAACATGACCCTTGACTTCTCTACCCAAGCAACCACGGCAGCTCTCAATCTTAAAATCGTAGGTCTGTATGACCTGCCAAACAACGAGCTGGGTGCAAACGCCCAAGTAGTTGTTAAGATCAATGAGCATCGCTATGGTAGCCCCGGTGTTGCAAGTACCTAATCTAACCCCTAGAGGAGCCTAACCATGGCAATTTCACGCGCACAACTAGTAAAAGAACTCGAACCCGGCCTGAATGCCCTGTTCGGTCTAGAATACAAAAACTACATGAACGAACATGCTGAGATCTATGACATTGAGTCTTCTGACCGTGCATTTGAAGAAGAAGTAATGTTGTCGGGATTCGGCGAAGCCCCTGTTAAATATGAAGGTGCTGGCGTGTCTTATGACAGTGCGCAGGAAGTTTATACTGCTCGCTACACGCATGAGACCATTGCACTGGCCTTCAGTCTGACTGAGGAAGCTGTCGAAGATAACCTCTACGACAAGCTGGCAGGCCGTTACACCAAAGCCTTGGCTCGTTCCATGGCTACCACCAAACAGGTAAAAGCTGCTGCCGTTCTGAACGGTGCATTTACTACCTCCCTTGGCGGTGACGGCGTAGCGCTTTGCGCAACGGATCACCCTACTTTGTCGGGTAACGTGGCCAATGAGTTGGCGACCCCTGCGGATCTTTCCGAAACCTCGCTGGAACAGGCACTGATTGACATTGCTGCGTTCACAGATGAGCGTGGATTGAAGATTGCAGTACAGGGTCTGAAGCTGGTAATTCCAAAGGAACAGCAGTTCACGGCTGATCGTATCTTGAAGTCTACTCTGCGGGTTGGTACGGCAGATAACGACATCAACGCGATCAAAAACATGGGCATGGTGCCACAGGGATACACTGTGAACCATTACCTGACTGACCCTGACGCCTTCTTCATTTTGACGGACGCTCCAAACGGCATGAAAATGTTCGAGAGGGTATCTATCAAAACCGGGTTTGAGGGTGACTTCGATACCGGCAACGTCAGGTACAAAGCGAGAGAGCGGTACAGCTTCGGGTACAGCGACTTCCGTGGTATTTTCGGTTCGCCCGGTACTCCGTAAGTCATTGATCCACAAGCAGTAATTAAAGGGAGCTTCGGCTCCCTTTTTTTTTAAGTACGTTGACCACTTTGCAGCAACCTGATATAAATGCGCAACCGGGAACAACCCGCGTATCTGACAGCCCCGGCTGACGACTTTGCAGACAGATGCGCATAACTCGCAAAGTGAGGAATTTCTAATGAGTTCAACTACTTTCTCCGGTCCCGTTACCTCTACCAATGGCTTTATTGGTGCCTTAACCGGCAACGTAACCGGCAACGTAACAGGCAACATCGCAGGTTCAGGCAGCATCACTCACGCTACCACCGCCGCAATTAACGCCACAGCAACGGCAACCGCCGCAGAAGTTGCAACTGGCTACATCACCTCCACTTCAGCCTCCGCTACAGCCATTACGCTGCCCACAGGCACGTTGTTGGGCGCAGCTCTTGGTGCGGTTCGAGGCACAGTCTTTGACCTCTACGTTGACAACACTGCCGGTGCCAGCACTGTGACTATGGTTGTTGCGGTAAACGGTATTTTGTCTTCTGCCGCTGCGGACACTGCCGGCAGCTTTGGTGACTTGACTATTGCTGCTGGCGCAACTGGTCTGGCTCGCTACACAATCATGTTTTCGAGCGCAACGGCGTACGTGTTCACACGCACTGCTTAATAGGAGTGTGTTATGACAATGCAATATGACGTAAAACAAGGTCATTTGAACCAAAGTGGTTTTTTTGTTCTTGGGAGAAACCGGGTCAAAGGCATTTCATTTTTTGGTTCTGGCACAGATGGCACTTTGGTGCTGTTTGATACAACCACCGCGCCGGTAACTTCCAGTGTTACTTACGCTCGCTCCACTACCACCGTAACCGTGACAAAAAATTCACACGGATTGCTAACCGGAGCCACGGTTGGCATTCACTTTAATAGCGCTACTAGTGAATCCGCAACAGACGGAAACTATGTTATTACCGTTGTAGACGCCAACAGTTTTACGCTTACAGATATTAACTCTGGCACTATAGCTGGGGGTACCGCCGCTTCGTACGTAAGCGGTAGCGGGCGTTGGTTAATGACATATGAAATAGATAGCACGGATACTTTTAGCAATGCACCGGTTATTCCCGGCGAAGGTGTGCTGGTAACCAACGGCATTTATGCGTTAATGACTGCTATTGATTCGGCGCAAATTTTCTATGGCTAAGTCGCCAGCGTGGCAACGCAAAGAAGGCAAGAACCCAAAAGGTGGTTTGAACGCCAAGGGTCGAGCGGCCTACAATGCGGCCAACCCGGGGAAGCCGGGGTTGAAACGC